CTGGCAGGACATCGTTCTGAAAAGATTAATCAGGTACGCATCTGAAAACGGCTTTGATGCCATTGCTATGACGGGCGGCAGCATCCAGGCTGACAGGTATGATTTAAGCAATCATATTGATTCAATCAGTATTAAAAAATCTGAAAGAGCAGATGGAAAAATATATTTACAAGCTGTAACAAAAGATCAAGGTACTGTTGCTTTGGATCATCATATTTATCCAGACCAGTTGGAAGAACATATCGGAAAAGATTTAGCAAAAAAAATAAAAAATGATTTGCCTGATTTAGATAAAATGAAAAACAATACTGTGGAAGGATTGAATTATTCAGGTCTTGACCTTAAAATAGGAGGTGAAGGACTTAAATCTATGTACGATAAAATATTCTCCAAGTCCTTGAATAAGATCGGAAAGAAGTTTGACGCTAAAGTGGAATATTTAGATTCTTTAAATAAAGATTTATTAAACGATTGGTCAAAATTAGAAAAGCTATATGACAAAATTAATAATGCACTAGACGACAAAAAGAACTTATGGAGTCGATTTAAACCTGGAGAATTATCTAATCAGACCAGAGAAATTAACGAAATTTTAACTAAAAAAGAGGCAGAAATTTTTAGAAGATTAAATAAAAAATTTCAAGAAGATGGAGCAATTAATAAACCTATAAATGATCCAACAAATAAAAATATTTGGTTTATGGATCTCACACCCTCGATGAAAAAAAAGGCGATAGAGGCGGGATTCCCCATCGCTTACAACAAGCCGGTCAGTCCGTTGTTTCAATTCGCTTAAAAAAATATGAAAAAAACAATCAAGATGTTATCCATACTCACCAAGAAGGACGCTGAAAGGTGTTTAGTCTTGTAATGGCGAACCCGGTAGCCAGAGATTTAAGGACACCCAAGTACAAGATGCGAGTGAAGAAGAACAAGAAGAAATACACCAGGAAAAAAACCTTCAACGACCCCTTCAAGGAACTGGTCAAGGCGATGGAGAACAAGACCCGCTATTCTGATTCCGCAGGAAAGGGAGTGGTGAAAGGCGATGACGTGGCATCAATGCGAGACGTACTCAACAATGAGCAGGGAAGCAAGGATGCGTGAAGATCGTCATACCCTACAAGCCACGAAAGCACCAAAAGGAAGTTCACGATAAGTTAAAGAGGTTCAATGTCCTGGTCTGCCACAGGCGTTTCGGCAAGACTGTTTTGTGCATCAACGAGATTTTAAAAAAGGCGATGCAGAACACATTGTCCAGACCACGATACTATTACCTCGCACCGACCTATTCGATGGCGAAAAGAACGAGTTGGGATTATTTGAAAGAATATACGAATGTTCTTCCAAATGTTACCTACCACGAGACGGAGTTACGAGCTGATCTCCCCAACGGAGCTAGAATACAGCTTCTGGGATGTGAACGACCGGATTCCCTTCGTGGACTGTACATTGACGGAGTAGTTCTTGATGAGGTTGCACAAATGCCGCCTCGACTGTGGACTGAAATTATCCGACCTGCCCTGTCTGACAGGGAGGGATGGATGATCGCCATTGGCACTCCTCAAGGTCATAACGCATTCTTTGATTTATACGATTACGCTAATCATCAAGATGGATGGTACGCACAAACCTTTAAAAGCTCCGAGACTGGAATCATATCGGACTTGGAGTTGAACGAAGCCAAACACCTGATGCCGGATGAAGTCTATGAGGCGGAGTTTGAATGCTCCTTTGACTCGGCAGCACTGGGATCAATCTACGCAAAAGGATTGGCGAAGGCGGAAGAAGAAAAAAGAATTACGAAAGTACCCTACGAGACAGGAATAAAGGTCAACACATTCTGGGATTTAGGAATGGCGGACAAGACCGCCATCTGGTTTGTCCAGCAGAAGGGATCGGCTTTCCACGTCATAGACTACTATGAGGACAGTGGAGAGAGCTTGGAGTTTTACGCTACTGTCTTGGATGAAAAGAAATATATTTACGATACACATTTCCTCCCATTTGACGCAAATGTGAGGGAGCTTGGAACTGGAGTCTCAAGACTGGAGACGGCACAGTCTTTAGGAATGAGAACTTCCATCGTTCCAAAGCTCCCTGTCGAAGATGGAATCAATGCCGTGAGGATGATACTGTCCAGGTGTTGGTTCGACTTTGAAAAATGCAAGTACGGACTTGACGCATTGCGTCAGTACCGTTGGGCGACCACTGAAAGAGGAGAGATAAAGAACAAGCCGGAGCATTCCTGGTGTTCCCACGCTGCTGACTCGTTCAGATATTTCGCAGTCGGCAACAACCAGTCAAGCGATTGGAATACGAAAATACAATACAATAATTTAGGAATTGTATGAAAACAACTTCAGCTTTAGCTTATGTCGGACATAATGTAAATGGAGATAGGCATAAAGACGATTTTTATGCGACACCAACTTTGGCAACTGAAAAACTTTTACAAAAAGAATGTTTTTCTGGCTTAATGTGGGAATGTGCTTGTGGAGATGGAGCAATATCTAAAGTTTTAATTAATAATGGTTATGATGTATATTCATCAGATTTAATTAACAGAGGATATGGAGAACAATTAGATTTTTTACAATCAGATAAAAAAGTAGATAATATAATTACCAATCCTCCATTTAATCTTTCAACAGAATTTACTTTACAAGCATTAAAACTAGCTCATAAAAAAATTATTTTGTTAAATAAATTATCTTTTTTAGAAGGCATAAAAAGAAATAAAGAAATTTTTTCAAAAAACAAATTACAGAATGTTTATGTGTTTTCTAAACGATTAAATTTTAGAAAATATAGTGGCGAAATAAATGGTTTAATGGCTTTTGCGTGGTTTGTTTTTAATCAAGACTATGAAGGAAACGCACAATTACAATGGATTTAAAATAAATGGCACGATTATCAAAACAGAAACTGCTTTCATTAATATCACAGGAGATTTCAAGCTCTCTGGGTTTTTATGCGAGTGACTTGTCCAAGCAGCGAGAGAACGCACTCAAGTATTACTTGGGCGAACCTCTTGGAAACGAGGTTGAAGGAAGATCAAGCGTGGTTTCACAAGACCTGCTTGAAGTCATTGAATCCATCCTGCCGAGCCTTATGCGTATGTTCACGCAATCGGACAAGGTGGTTAATTTCGAGCCTATGCAGCCGGAGGATGTTCCCTACGCTGAGCAGATTTCTGACTACTGCAATTTCGTGTTCAACCACGACAACAACGGATTCAGTATTTTACAGTCAATGTTCAAGACCGCACTCTTGCAGAAGAACGGTTTTTGCAAGGTGTACTGGAAAGTGTCCAAAGAGCAGAAAAAAGAGACATACAAGAATTTAGACGAAACGCAATACCAGGCGTTGCTCATTGATGATGAGATTGAAGTCATCAATGCGGAGGAGATCGTTGATGAAGAATCATTGAACGGATCTCTTGAGTCACAAGTGACTTATGACGTTGAAGTGCGAAGGACTAAGGAATACGGAAGAGTGGCGATAGACCCGGTTCCACCGGAGGAGATTCTGGTTTCTTCCAGAGCCACTTCATTAAAGGATTGCGACTTCATCGCCCACAGGGTCAGAAAGACCATCTCCGAGCTTCTCGATATGGGATTCAAGAAATCCGATGTTGAAAATTTGCCGAGTGCCGAAGAGGAGGTCTTTAACACTGAGGCTATGGTGAGAAAGAATTATGACGATTCAACCTCTAATTTAGAAGTCAGCGACATCGACCCTTCAATGCGAGTCGTTCAGATAACGGAATGCTATATGAGAGCCGATGTTGACGGAGACGGCATTGCGGAGCTGAGAAAGATCATTGTCGGAGGAAGCGGCTATAACAGCTACAACATTCTGGAGAACGAGGAAATATCCATATCGCCATTCGCTATGTGCGTGGCTATACCGATGCCTTTCAGGTTCTTCGGATTGTCAATGTACGACCTGTTGGCAGACGTTCAGTTAATGAGTACTGCGATAATGAGACAGTCTCTTGATAATATGTACACTCTTGGAAACGCAAGAACGATTGTAGTCGATGGTCAAGCAAATCTGGATGATTTATTAGTTGCGAGAAGTGGCGGAATAGTGCGTGTGAAATCGCCTAACGCAGTTACCTCAATGACTCAAACTAATTTCTTGAACGAAGGTTTGGCAATGATGCAGAAGATCGACCAGTTGAAGGAGAAGCGGTCAGGCGTTCCGAATCAACTGATGGGAT